CGTCAAATCCACCGCTGTCAGTTAAAAATCTTATCTTTCTTATTTGTTCTGATGAATCTAACGCAATGCGACCATTGCACTGTATAAAATATTCGCCATATGTGTCATTATATGGAGCCATAAAATAGCTCCATCTTCTGCCATCCATAGCGACACTCTCCATATTTAATGAGCCGTACCAATAGTTTCCTGCTGCGGTCCAGCCATTCAACTGAATACCATCGTTATTCTCAGCAAGACTGGGAGCACTACCATGACTCCAATAAGTTGAAGTATTACCGTAGGACCCTGCGCCCTTAATGGTTCCAGCTGCATTTCCTACTTTTATTTTAACCAACTGTGCGCTTGCTTGAGACAAACCATAAAATACAGCTTTTATTTGATTTACGTCAGCAGGAATGGTAAAATCTATATTATTTTGCGCACTTGTTGTGGTTACTAATCCTTCTGTAGTTGCAGTCCATTGTTTCGCGTCTGCCCAAGTCAATCCACCAGTATTTCCTGACTGCTTACTTAGAAATTGACCGTTAGTACCCGCATTACTAATTTGCATCCTAGCTTCGTCTATAGCTTGATCTGCAACTTTTGCTTGAGTTACTGCATCATCCTGTATTTCGGAAACCGTAACGGCATTAGCAGCGATATCTTCTGCAAGAATTACATCAGCACCTATACCATGAGTATTTAGCTTTGTTAAAGCCATTAGGTAATCTCCATCATTCCTAGGGTTGCATCAATAGCAGATGCAGTTCCTGCTTTTACTCGTAACACATCTGTTGTTTCTAAAATATATTTCTGCCCAGCTAGTACTTCCAAAGTTGTTCGTCCTGGAATACTTACTGTATCCAGAACTTGAAAGTCTGCGTTTGATGCAGAAGTATCTTGCATTTGCACTGTAATATTTACAGCATTTGCTGTCTTATTACAAAGCGCTAAACCAAGAATTACCGTCGTTGTGCTAGACGGAACAGTATATAAATCAACATAAGCTGAGTGATTTACACTTGCTGCGAATGCATTTTTAAATGTATTTGCCATAATTTTATCCTAATGCGATTGCCAATGCTGTGGCGTCGTCTACTGATGCAAAGCCTCCTGTTATTGATGCAGTAAATGTTAGTTTTCCCGTATCGGTTGTTAAAACATCGTTTGCTGCTGCACCATTTACTAATACTACTGAAGTACCATTTGTTGCTGCATAATCAACACCGTTATCTAGTAGTACACCATTTAAAAATACTAGTATTTCTCCTACCGTATAATCAACAGTAAAAGTGGTCTGATTGGAAGAAGCCACAAATTCAGTAACAGAAGCCGTATTAACGGTTCCTGTTATATCTGAAACTGATGATGCTACTGGTGATGTTGACATTTAATCCTCCTCTTTCCACGACGTGGTTTCTTCATCCCACACAATTTTTTTATCTGTAGTTGCATAATTATCTGGGTAAGGTATTGGAGGTACCCATTCATAATTTCCATCTAATACCCAACTATTATAAATTTTTCTTGACATAAAACGATTTGCAGAATCATTATAAGTTCCTCCAATGCCTGCAATCTGTCCCTCTGGAACAAGTACCCATTTTCCTGTATCTAGTGCAGGGCGTTCTGCTATATGGGCCGCGTCTGCTTCTATAACTTGTAATATATCTCCATCATGTACATGTGCATATTGAGGCATTTTCTTTCCTTAAGCTGTAAATGTTCCTGAGGAAGTGAATTTATGGTAGGTATACCCTCCGCTGCTTGCTACAGTACCTCCACTACCTTTCTGACCTCCTGCATATCTAATAATTACGATTCCTGAACCTCCAGCACCGCCTCCACTTTGTACCATGTTTCCATCCCAGCCTCCACCGCCTCCACCGCCTCCGGTGTTTGCAGTTCCTGCAGATCCGGCAACACTTCCATCACCGCCTGTTCCACCACCTCCGGCACCTCCGGCATGGTATGAAGAGTAGTCTCCTCCGCCACCTCCGCCACCGCCGTAGTATCCACTTGCTCCACTAGAAGTTGCTGTTGCCCATGCAGACCATGAGTTTGATCCTGCTCCTCCAGTATGAGTTCCAGCGGCTCCTTTACCTCCTCCGCCACCACAATCTCTTACAAAAGTTGAGTTTATTATAGTATCCCTACCAGGCCCGCCATTATTTCCTTGTCCAGATATTCCTGTACCGTAGTCACCAGTATTTTGATAACCTCCGTGTCCTGAACCTCCTTGTGCACTTGTGTTCCAATAATATCTTGACCCACCTGTTGAAGTTGTTCCATTAAAAGAAGAGTTACTACCGGCAGAAGGGTGATAACCAGCAGCAGAAGCTCCACTTCCGCCACTACCAACTGTGACTGTATAATCTGTTAAAGGAGTTAAAACTGCGGAAGCACTTTCTTGTACTCCACCAGCTCCTCCTCCCGCTCCTCGCGAACCGGCTGCACCTCCTCCACCTCCTGCAATAATTAAAGCAGTAACTGCATAAGGTCCTCCGGCTTTTGCTCCAAGAAGCATTTGTAACATTCCGCTCATATTAAGATAAGTTTCCTGAGATCGCACAAACTGTGCCTGAAATAAATAAAATTGTAGCTAATCCTCTAGTTTCTAGTGTAACACTGGACTGGTCTGTATTAGTTCCTGCTTTATACGCTGTAGTGATAGAACAAGTAACGGTTATATTTCCAGTAGTATTGTTAAAAAGAGTAATAGCATCTCCAGCACTAAACACACTATTAGGAATTGTTATTGAACCACTTGCTCCTACTTCAATAAAATTACCAGCATCTCCAGCTACTAAAGTGTATGATGAAGTCTTTGCAGATCCTGACTGCGGAACAGATCGTAAAGATCCTTCTGCATCTGTAACTGTAGTAAATGTTCCTGCTGCTGCTGAGTTTGCTCCTATTACTGCCCCATCTATAGATCCACCATTTATATCAATAGTTGATACGGCTGCTATTTGATCTGCTCCTACTGCATCATCAGCTATTAGTGCACTTGTTATAGCATCATCCGCTATTAGTGCACTTGTTATAGCATCATCAGCAATTTTTGCTGATGTAATCGCATCGTCTGCTAAGTCAGCAGTTACAATAGTACCATCTACAATTTTTGCAGAGGTAACCGTGTTATCGGAAGGTATTACAGATGCGCCTCCATTTACTAGTAATTGTGTTGGACGATAGGGATAAACAAATATAATACTCGCACTTTCTACATATACTAGTGGTTGTGAGATTGTAGGCTCAGTGGCAGTTAAAGCACCTGCAGAAGAAGAGCTTAAGTAGTACCATTGTCCTACTGTAAGACCGTGGGAAGATATTGTAAATCTTCCTGATTGTGCAACTGTAAATGTATTACTATCTGCTACAGCAGTTACAACTCCAAGTGCTAAAGTTGTAGCACTATCTGCTTGTGCTTTTACCCAACTCGAGCCATTATGACGAATGCACTCTTTTACTGCTAATCCATGACTAGATTGTGTTACATCTGTAGTTGAACCACCTGCTCCACCGCCACCAATCTCTTTTACAGTACCGCCATCATTAATGTATAACTTCTTTGCAGAAGTATCTATAGCAATTTCTCCAGATGTAATATCATCTGTACCTGGAGTATTAGTACCTCTTTTAGGTTTAATTACTACGGCCATAGTGTTATCCTATTATGAGTAAGTTCCGCCGTCTACAGTTGCTGACCAAGAAATCGTATCAGATGAAGCTGTATATAGTAACATACCATCTGCTGATCCTCCGCCATCTAAAGCGGAAAGTGTATTTGCTGTATTTGCTACAAGTACTGAACCTTTTGCTGCTGCTGAAAGTCCTGTTCCGCCATCTGCAACTGCTAAGTCTGTAATACCTGTTATTGATCCACCAGTAATATTTGTATTTGTATCTTCAAGATGCGCTATAAGTGTTGCTACAGCATACCCTGTTCCACTTGTATTTACAGTAGTGGTTGGAGCTGCTTGTAAACTTTTGAATAGTTTCCATTTTTGATCGCCTGCGTCTCGGAAAAGTCCTGCATATTCATCTTGTGAGCCTGAATCATCATAAGTTCCGTAAAATCCAATATCTACACTATCAGCAGAAACATTATTTGCAGCTAAATGTAGTAAAGGATCGTTAACAGTAACAGTAGTTGAAGAAACAGTAGTAGTTGTGCCTGAAACCGTTAAATTTCCAGAAATTGTTACATTATCAGGAAGTCCAATAGTAATTTTATTATTAGATACTGTAGTTTCAATTTCATTATTTGTACCCTCAAAAGTAAGAGTATCCGTACCAAGTGTAACAGGATCATCTGTACCGCTATCTGCAGCTACTGTTAGAGTACTTGATAATGCTGCCCAAGTAAGCACACCTGAGCCATTAGTTTGTAAGTAGTATCCATTAGTAACTGCTGCGGGTAAAGTATAAGTTAAATCAGAGCCAACTGTTGCAGGAGATTTTAATGCTATATAATTTGTACCATTTGCTGTTGCTTCAAAAAGTTTTAATTCTCCTTGAGCTTTTAATTTAAGCTCATCAAGCATTGAGCTTGAATCAGTAATTAACGCACTACTTGCAGTTAAGTTTCCAGGGGTATGGTCGAGCATATCCATGAAATGTGATCCACCAATAATTTCTGGAGTGTTTCCACCACCACTAACGTTTCCTATTGCAAGACGCTTTCCATAAGTTCCATTACTGCCATAGGCATAAAATAGCTCCCCTTGCGCAACACTAGTAGGTTTGCCAGTTCCCGTAGTTCTTTTGATTTGAATTGTTTGAGCCATTTATAAAACTCCGAATTATCCCTAATAGGATCCTGCGTCTATTGTATCAGAATCGCCTGCAGCTGCACCCACTATTATGGGAACCCACTGAAAAGTGCCTGAGCTTGTTTCTCTATAGACTTTAAATTGTTCATCATCTGTATCGTACCAAGTATCTCCTTCTGAAACAGTTGAACCTGTAGGAGCACTTGCACCACGAAAATCTTGGTCTGCTAATTGTTTCAATGCGTCTGAAACATTTGTTGCAGTAATTGTATTATAAGGAGTAAAGACAGTATTTGCAGCATCCTGATAAGCAGAAGGAACCGCATAGTTATTTACGGTTACGGTTGTAGTTGTATCCTCAAGAGTAACAGCAATATCAGTAGTATTTGTAACATCTACTGTTGTTACTGCTTCAGTAATAGCAACTTTTGTTCCGGCAGAATCTGGCATTATCTAGTAACTTCTGGGTTAATAGTTACATTTCCTTGTATTAACCGCTTAACTACAGCATCACTAGAGGTAAAAATTTCTAAGTCATATACATAGCGTCCTGCGCTAATACCAGCCGTAGTAGAAGAGGATAACTCCATTTTCATTGTACCTGCTGAAGCATTAAGCACACTACATGTAAAGGTTGCAGTAACACTTGAAGATGCATGAGTTGAACGCATCTGGGCCCTGCCTGAGTAGCCAGTAAGATTTTTAGCCGATCCTCCCTCCGTAATTGTCAAGTCAATGGCAAAGTCGGAGCCTTGGTCGACCACTAAGTCATATGTTGCTGCGGTCATGTATATTCTCCATTCTGAAATTATATCTCAAAGGACATATTTAGTCAAGTTTTATTTTTGAGGTGGTTAGTATTAACCTAAGAAACCAATTATTACTCGATCTCTTTGTGCAGTTGTACCACCTATATCACTATACTCTTTTACTTTTATTGTGGCTGCTCCGCCGGTTGAGTCCATAAAAATTCCGCTATTTCCTCCACCCGTTGATACTATGCTTAATTTATTACCAGTGATTCCTCCATCAACTACTAGATCTCCGCCAATAAATGCTGTTGCCGCACTCCATATAGATGTTAAATTACCAGCAGTTTCTAGGGAAGCGTATGATGTAGCTGTAGTTGTAGTTATACATGTAAAAGCTTTTATAGTGGTACCATTGGCACCTACAACTATACATGTATCTCCTTCGATTGCATAAGTTCTATTTATAGCACCATCTATTTTGCTTGCTGTTATATCATTACCATCTAGAGTATTATCTCCTGCAGTTATTCTAAACATTCCCGGACCAGAAGGTCCTGCTGGCCCTGCTACGGTACTATCCGCTCCTGCTGGGCCTTCGAATTCAACTGGAGTCAACCAAACCCAATAAGTACTACCATCATTAACAGGTGCATGAGCCGCTCTAGCACCTGCACATACCCATAGTTGGGCAGTACCGCTAGGTATTGTTTCACTCCAAGGATTAGTGTTAGATACTGCGGCGGCTACTGTAGTATAACTATTAGATGGTTTCGTGGGAGCACTAGCAGCTCTTGCATAAATATTAGCTGTACTTGCTCCTACATTTCCTGCTGGGCCAGCAACGGACAAGGTACCTGCTACTTGGAACCCGTTTGTTCCATCATATTTTAAATGGTTAGTTGCGTTTCCAATATAAACACTACCATCTGATCCTAAGAAAAATCCATTGTCATTATCAAGATAAGAGGATTTATTTGGAGATTGAATCTGTCCCGCATTCGTACCATCTCCAACTTTTAGTATACTTGCTACATTTAAGTTATTTGTAAATGTTGTATTTGCAGTAATTTTATCTGCACTTAGAGTACCATCAACAATTACACTACCATCAAACTTTTGAACTACTTTTGAACTCCAATTTCCTGCTCCAACAGAGGAACTGCTTGCTGTACCAGTGCCTATAAAAATTCTTGATCCTTGGGCGGCAGTACCATTTGTAATTGTTAAAATATCATTTGGTCTTATAAAATTATCTACTGTTTTACTAATTACATATGCGGCAGCGTCCTGAGCATGTTGTGTAGTTAAATTACCGCTAGCAACAAAATCATCATAAAAAGCACTATCAATAACATCACTACCACTGTCACTCACATCTACTATTATTGTAGTGCCTTCTCTGACAGGATTTGGCACTTTAAATAAGTGATAAACTTTAGTTTCAATATTACATTCAATAGCTGAATTATTAGTATTTTTAATAGCTTTATTATCTTTTACTTGAACTCTTATTGTTGCTTCGTTAACACTTAATCCAGAGGTTGCAATACTACTGCCAGAAGTTATAGTAATAGTACCATTTGATGCATTTGCAGCAACACAATTAACAGGAGTTATTCCATCTAAACTTCCAGAGCTTTGATCTGTAGTATGACTTGTATCGTCGCCATAACTAAAAGTATCATCTCCTACCGAACTTGTATAAGGAGCATACGTTAACTCAACCATTCCCTTTCCTGAGTTTCTATAAATTCTAGGTAAGCATGAGAAGCCAGTAACATCCGCAGTACCATCGGCAGCAGCAATAAAAGTATGAGTAGCATTAGTATAATCAACTAAGTAATTAGGGCGAGCAATATTTATTGATGATAGTGCAACATTATCTTCTTTTAAAGCTTCATCGCTATTTGTTATACCATTGGTATTATCTAACTCGAATACTTCTACTTGTAATATTTTTGAAAATAAATTACTATTTGCAGGAGATTGTGGTTCTAAAGTAGTGTGTAAAATAAAGTCATCAAAAGCTTGGGTATTGGAGGAGCCACCCCAATGATGTACTCCTTTATATTGATTGTCGCTTGTATTACTACTTGCAGTAGCATTATTTGATAAAATATAAGAAGATCCTCCTATAGTTGCTCCTGCATTACTAGGATCAGCATGTATGACAGAATATCTATAATACCACTTTTTACTAGTGTCAAAGTTAGATACTTTTACTCTAAATTTTAAGTTAGTTTGAGTACCATTACTAAGAGCTGGTAATATTCTAGTAGTACCCTCATATGTTACTGTAACTCCATTTAAGGGAAGAATTTCGATAGTTCTATTTGGCACACTACCTGTTGCTGCCGCACTAACTCCGTCTGTATTACTTGCAGGATAATAATCTGATTCAAGGTCAATCACATTATTTGCACTTCCCCCAACAGGTACAAATTGTTTTATATGTCTAACCCAATGATAACGTGTTTGAGTTCCTGCACCTTCGGGAGTATAAGTAGTATCAACCTGCCCTTCAGTAAGTCTTTCATGCAGCACTGCTCCATTAGCAAATTTTGCATTATGCGATGTATTGTCAGTTGCTGTAAAACTTGCTTGATTATTTATCCATACTTCAGTACTCCACGCTTTTTTCCATGTGGTAACACCTCCCTCTGTTTTATACCCATCACTATTATTAGTCCATCTTACTTTTATAGCTTTTGCTTCATCTACTGGGTCTGCAAATAAGGCGGTAGGTGCGCCGGGATTATCCTCTACTCCTACATTGGGGGCTTCTACTAATCCTACAATATCACTTTTTCTTTTACTTATTAGAAACGACTCATCATTGTGTTCCATTGCCGTTACTTGTACAGAACAATCTTCTCTAAAATTCAAATTAGTAATTCTATAATATTCACCTTTTTTATAAACTTTTCCTAAATTATTAGCGGAATATGTTGAAATACTAGGTTGATCTGTTGTAAAAGTAGTTGACGATGGAACTGCAGAAATAGTAAAATAGTTATTATTATACTCACTATTCATACTTTCACTATTATTGCTAATATCTTCGTAACGTACAATATCACCTACTTTAAATCCGTGTGGTACAAATGTTGTTGTAGTTTGTCCAGAAAACTGTTGTACAACAAAGTCTTGACTACCCCATCCAAATCTAGGATAGTACATTTGTACAATAGTACCTGCCAGAAGAAGATTTCCTTTTGGCTCCATAATAAAATTAATTTTCTTTCCGTATCTACTTTGGTCTAAATATTGTTTTGCATTAATTCGTGCATTAAAATAATTTAAAATATGAGGAGTTTTAATATCGTGTTTTTTAGGTATATTTCTATCTTCAGCTAAATAAGTTGAATTAAAATAAGTTACTGCACGATTACCGTATTCTTGTTGTGGATCAGGAAAATTAACAGCTACCGTATTTTTAGACCCTTTTTGTCCATCATCTTGTACACTAATTGTTCCAACTAAATCATCTTCACGAATAATTCTAGGGTCATTAGCTGTGTAACCTGCTAAAGCCGCAGAAGACTGAACATCTAATTCATATTTTCCATTAGAGTACCTTAGAATACCATTAAAATGTGCTAATAAACTATTTATATTTTCAAAAACGCTTGTATTAGCATCTAAAACAGGGCAACACTGATGTCTAGTTACTTCTCTTTGATTTTGAGACTGCCAACCTAAATATCTCCAATATTTAACATCGTCAGAATCATATAAAGAATACCCAGTTGAGCCAAATCCTACAACACCACTTAGCGTTGATTTAATAACAGGATTTCCATCAAATGTAATACTTCCTGTTGCCGCATTTCCTTCTCCTGAGAAAGAACCCAACCAAACCTTAGGAGATGCTGTACCTCCTGAGCCAACTCGTGTAAGAACTAACTCTGTATTATCAAGGAAACTGTTAGGAACAGTAGTAGTTCCACTTCCTGTCGTTTTCCATGCCCGCCCCTTACTTTTATCGTATAGAACCATGCCTGCATCATAGTATTTCCAATCAAACCATCTATGCGCTAGCTTTCCAATACAGTTTGTAAATACAACTTGACGATATGTTACACTGTTATAAGTAACATCTTCCGTGCTTTTTACCTCGGCTTGCCATAAAATTGTTCCAGTTGCAGGATATTTATAAGAAGTTCCTACAGTAAAACTTGCGGCATCAGAACCTGTTGCTTGAAAAATAAGAGTAATATCAGAACGAGTATCACAAAGTCTTGCAACAGTTTTAAAACTATCAAGGTCAAGATCTTTCTCAAGATCTAGTCCTTTACCATATCTCTTATTAGTAAGATAATCTAAAAGTTGCATAGGAGGATTAATTGAAACTCGTTGATCTCCCTTTGCTAATACTTTAAAAGTGTCTGCCACTCGTCCCGTAACTCCAGTAAAAGTTTTAGGCTCAAGAGTAAAATCACTATCAGCATCTACATCCCAATCTCTATCTAATAAAGCAACTACTTTGCTTCCAATTTGTTTACTACCTATAATTAATCTTTTTTGTTTTTTAATAGTACCATCTGATTTTGTTCTTGATAACTCTATTTGTTCACCAGCATAATAGTTGAGAGTATTAGTACCCCCTTCTAACACTATTGCTCTAGGTACTCGTATGGAAGGAAAATCTGTAGTATTCCAACCATCTGTAAAATTAGAAACCTGTTGTAATGTTCTAGTTGACGTATTTACACTATCAGCAATAAAAGTTGAGAAATGCATTTTTGCACGCACTTCATCAGGAGCACTAGTAGATGCCATGGGACTTACTTCTTTTGCATAATCAATAACTAAAGCTATAAAAGCTCCATGTCCGCTTTCATCTGCTAAAACAATATTTACTCCATTGGTTGTAGGAGATTGTGCAGCAATACTTTGAATACCTACTTCTAGTTCGGTTGCTACTGTTCCAGATAGACTTTGATGAGTATGTGTAACCATATACCATTTATTACTACCTACTTTAGCATAAAATTTTGTTGTGTCTCCTAATCCTGGGTCATTTTGCAATCTCATTACATAATGTTGATCTCCATCCGCTGAATAATCTTCATCATAGTATGTAGAAAAATCTGCTATTACATTATTTGATCCAATTGCACTATCATCACTAGTTTTATGTATAGTTACAGTATCCCCTAAATTAAAATTACTAATAGCCGCAGAAGTTAAACTTGCATCAGGATCATTTCTATAACTAAAATCATAATTGTGACAATCTAATATTCTTCCTCGAACAACAAACTCTAACTCTGGTATTTCTAAGTCTTCTTCTGTTATTTCATATTTTGCTACTACATATGCGGTATCTAGTAATCTATGATTCGGACCCCAATAGTTAGATCTATTATCGTCAGTAAAATATTGATGTTGAAGTAAGAAGCCTCCATTAGTAGAAGTTTCTGCAGCTTTTGCAACCAACATATTATCAGCGTCTTGATTTGGTTTTCCTCTATGAAAAATTATTCTGCCATTAATTGGAGTAGTAAAATGGTGCCCTTTTTCATGTCTAATTCCAGTTGCGGGAGCCGTAAGATTTGCATTACCTGTAATAGGCTCCCAACCTGTAACTGGATCATAATATACTTGCTCTCTAGGACCGGACATAAAGTTAACTCCGCCTATATTAATTGAGCCAAAAGGACCTGCAATTGCTGTTCCGCTAGCTGAAGCGGCCTGTAAGTCTTTTGAAGATAAAGTATCTCCTCTATCTTTTCTTCCTTCACAAACAACACTTACTGCATCAGAACCTCCACCTCTGCTGGTGGAGTCATTTATATCTGCGCAAACTCTACTTTTATTATCTATATAAATATCGTATAAACCTGCAACTTCTCCTTCGCATAACGCATAAGCTACATATACTTCCGAAGTTACATTTCTATCTAAGTCTAAAAAGATAGGAAAACTGTCAATTCTATTTACACCATAAACAACAGGAAGTCGTCTGGCCTCTAAATTCATCCTTAACTCTAATTCTCTATCTACTTCAACTTCGTACTCTATAGTTTTTCCGCTGCCCAGGCCCAGAAACCCTGTTTTTTTGAATTTATATCTAGTTTCTGTTGCTTTATAAGTAACAATAAGATTTAGAGCTTGCTCAGAGTGCATAAAACCGTAGTCATTAATATACTCTGGTCTAATTAATGCTGCATAGTCGGTTTGTCCTTGACCATTTATACCTCTATGTTCAGTGTCCGAAGTTAAACGACCATTGATCTTTACAAAGTCTCCCCAGTGACTGGTTAATTTCCAATTAACTGTGGAATCTTTAGAGGGATCCTCTCTTACATCAACTCCAGCAATAATACCTTTAAAAATTAAAAAAGGTCCTCCTTTCTTTGTAGTGCTATTCATTCCAATAACAGTACCATCAGAAGGGTTAATTATTGCTTTGTAAACAAAAACTTCTCTATTTATATAATGTGCATAACTACTATCAGTCTTATCCATGAAAGGACTAGAGTGTTCCTCAGTTTCTATAGTGAAAGTATAAGTAGCATTATTAGTAGCAGCTACAACTCCTGCTTGAAGAGTTGCATCAATAACTCTATCATCATTAGTACCATCAGATTGAAAACTATTAATAATAATAAACTTACCATTATTACCATCATTTGATGATATTCTTAATTTATCACCTTCGGAAAAACCAGCTTCTAACCAGCTTTCTCCTATAGTTATAAGTTTGGTAGTAATATTAATAGTGGTAGAAGCAGGAGATAAAATAGTATTTAATCCAATACTATCTATCTTTACGGTCATACTTGTTGCTTTTGCTTGTATTGTTTCAGCAACTTGACCAACTCTCAATAAGCGTTCTGCTACATATGTTTGAGTTCCGTTATTAGAACCTAAAGAATCTTGACTTTCATCATCAAATTGAATATTAAAAGAGGCATCTGTTAAATATGAGTAATCTCTTGCATTTTCAGCAACAGCACCCGTAACAGTTTTTATAGGTTTTTCGAATTTTATTAGGTGAGCGTATAAAAATCCTTCTTCACCTAAAAGTTGTGAACTGACATCGTTATCTAAAGGGCGTATTACTTTTACTGTCATGACAAGGCTTCTTCTAATCTGAGGCTAAATTTATATAAGTTATTTACATCTAATGAATACTGCTGCAGTCCTTTAGGAGATACTACACGTATTAAAGGATTAAAAAAGTTTAATTGAAAATTACTTGCAGAGGCATCGCTAGCACTTATATTTTTTGATAAACCAGGGGTAAAATGAATTAATACTTCATTAACGGTAGGTTGAGTTGTACCAGATTTATAAATATCATTAGTTTCAACTCTAGTTACCATATAGGCTTTTTTATGGTTGGAGAATTTATTATCGGTTACAGTAAATAGATCACCAGCAGTAGGAGTACCTAAACCTTGATAGTTGTATTGAAAGTATCTATCTGATCCTGATCCTGAATCTACCGCAGGAGTTACAGTAAAAGTACCGCTTCCTCCAGCATTAGCACCATCAATAGTAATATTTCCAGTATACCCATAACCAGGATTATAAACGGTTACTGTAGGAGTTATATTTGAGCCAGCGCTTGCTGGAGTTACATTAAAAGTAGCTCCGGTTCCTCCTCCTCCAGTTCCGGGAACATTCGTATAAGTTGTTCCTTCCTTACCGCTAGTAACAGTATAATTTCCAATACTAGATACTGTTTTTACTCCTTTTGAAGCTCCGCTACGTAGTCCTCTAATCATCATAGAAGTAGAACCTGCAGCAACAGACGTGCTGGTGAACATCACCAAAGGATGAGTATCGTCTTGTAAAATAGTACTAAATACACTATCTTGAGGAGTTCTATATTGAGGTAAAGAAATAAAGAAAGGATTAATTGGACCTACTCTGTGTAATAAAAAAGAATAAACCGGATTAAACTGTGCCTGTGTCATAGGATTATATCCTATATTAATATTCCATTTATGTCCGGCTATGGCTCGTGCTGATATCCTGTTAGAATTAGTTCTGGACATAATAACTTTTTGATCTGAAGTTAACTGAACAGAAGCATATCCAGGACCTGCACTACCTGTTGCTAAAGTTTCTCCTGCATCTCCTATTTTATTATTCGGATCTGGTAAAATATCCGTATATCCAGTAGTAAAAGCTGCCATTATGCTCTCCTAGCTGGGCCGTACCCAGAAGTCTCAGGAGCACTATAGATGCTTGTATCAACTGCTTCTAAAAATGGATCTCCGTATTCATTTGCTGCTGATCTAATCATTCCAATTATATTTCCTTGCTGTTCTGTAAGAACTTCTTCAACACCAACTGCATCAATAGTGTTAATGTTGAAAGTTACGTTTGTAGCACCTCCCATAGCACCTACATCGTCATTTGGAACAATTGTTCCTGGTCCTGTAGGTACAAATAGTTCTGGCCCTTGTTCTCCAACAACGTATCCTGCTCTTCCGCCCTCTGCTCTATTTTTCCTACCATAGAAGGCTGGCTGGAAGTTCTCTGGACCTCCTATACCTGATGCTCCCCGTAGATAGGACAGCTCACCCGCTGCTGATTGAGACTTTGCTAAGTCTACAGAACTTTTTCGTTTACCTGCGGTTACCGAGGTAGGGGCAGTATCAGATAAATCTCCTCCTCCCTGAAAGCTAGTGCCTTTAATAATCGATAATTGTTTCATACCCATAGCAATTATCATTGCTGCCATAATTGGTCCAATTATTGGCCCCAGCTCATATGCTTTTACGGCAGCAGCCGCGGTATTAATAATCGTTGAAGCAATTTTTAGTTTCTTTTCTTGTTCAAACGCTTTTTTCTGCTGTTGAACTTTCTTCTTCTCTAGTTCTTTTATCTTATTTAAACTTGCTTGTGACTTACCGTCTCTCTTTTTCTCTGCTTTTATTTCATCATCTATTTTTTTGATTTTTGCGTCTGAGGAAGCTTTCTGCATTTGCATCAAACCTTGTATCATTCCACCAGCAATAGTTAAAGCACCTTGAACAGTCTTACTCATATCTCCAGAAGCCGTCTTCATTTGCTCCATTCCAATAGTCCAAGACTCCACCATAGTACTAAGGCCGGTTAACATACCGCCCATATATTCGCCTTCGGGCCCAAGTGCTTTAAAATCTTCGCCTAAGTTTCTTAAGGTTTGTCCGAATTGAAGAGCTTTCATTAACTGCATTTCTTTTCGGACTTTTTCAAGACCTGCTGCCGCAGTATCAAAGGCTGCCTGGCCTTCTTCATCGTCTCCTGCTGCTGCCATGTCAGCTAAAAATTTTGTTTCTTGCTGTTTTGTACGCATTTCCATAAGCTCCATATCAGCGGACATAGTTGCTGCACCACCTAATGTTTTGGAGCCTGTTAAACTTCCTACTTTAGAAGATAATTGTTGTTTTGCCTTTATTGCAAGAATTTTTTCTTCTACTTCTAATTGTCTTAAAGTTTTATTTAACTCTGTTTCTTTTGCTATACCCAGATTCAAACTTAGCTGATACTGTATAAATTTTTGATCGCTTATATTTTTTTCTAACGAAGCATTTGTCTTTAGATATCCCCCAATCTCGTTTTGTATTCCACCAAGTAATTTTGAATCTATTATCTGCTGTTGTCTTATTTCTTCTTCTTGTTTTAATCGTGCAAGAATTTCACCTGTATCATAATCCTCACCAAATGCTTCTCTCAATTGCTTTAACATATCGGTTAATAATGTACCATCCTTTGTTAAACCTTTCATTCCTTCACCACCCTCTTGGGCGGCTTTTTCTAATTCTTCTATATTACGTATTGCTGTTACAATATCTCCTGAGCCCAGACTATCAATTACTGATGTACTTAGTTGTCCAATTCCTTCTGTGAAAAACTGTGCATTTGCTTGAGCATCTCTAAGTCTGATTGCTAGCTTTTCTAAACCTGCATCTCCTTTTAAAGTGGCTTGTTCTAAAGCGGTTCCAAATTCGGGGGAGATTTTTGCAACATCACCTAATTTTGTTTTTAACTCTTCTAAGGCTTTTGCTCGATCTTTATCCGTCATAACAAACTTTGTTACGCGTTTCATTGAGCCATCTTGTTGTCTAACATAAGCGCTTACTTTTGCGTTAATTTTTTCATATTGTCCAGGAATATCTAGGCTGAATAAACCGTTCCATGCTATTTTTGATTTCTTTAATTGATCAGTTTCTGCCGAAATAGAAGCCAAACTTTGTCCTAGAGAGTTACTCATTTTATCAACGCCCTCTTTAAAAGACTTTAAAGCTTCCGCAGAGGCTTTAATAGATTTATTTCTACCTTCTACACCTTCAAGAAAACGCCCAAAACTGCTATTTTTTACTAAATCTTCAGTGACTGTTAAATTGTCGTTTAATCCTTCAAAATCGTTAGCTAAAGTACTGACTTGACCCTCTTCCTCATTAAGTAAAGTAACTTTATCAAATTTGAACTCTGATATTTCGCTAATCTGTTTGGTTTCTGGTAAAAGTTTATTAATAAAACTAGTTATTTTATTTATACCTTTTAACCAGAAATTTATGTAGGAAGAGATCATGTCTCGCACCATAGTTAAAAAGCTATTAGCCATCTTTCCAAAACCCGGACCAAAAAGATCACCAAGAACATTAATTAACAAATCTGTCATACCTAACCACATACGAGCAATTCCATTAACTAACTTAGCGAATATACTAAGTGTCATGTCAATGCCCTTTGCAAATGCCATTACCATGGTAAAAGGTGCATTAATTAAACCTGAAACTATATCTTTTATCATGACAAACATTCCAATAAACCCAGCAAATTTAAATGCTGTATTCATTGCTTTTCCTGCTGTTTTTGCAACGCTTGCTAGTCCTAAAAAAGTCCTCTTACCTATAAGGCTAATTTGTGCAAATGATTTTTTAGCTGATAATTCTAGTCTTTTGAAGTTATTAGTAGTTGAACGTACAAAGGTTTTTTCGGTAGCCATCATTTTGTTATAAGATTGTTCCAAGTCTCTAACTACGGCTATATTCTTTCCTTTGTGGATGCCTTTAAGAACTTCTCCATGTTTATTTGTGTTCTGTTCTGCTTTTTTAAAAGACTCCTTTAATAAATTATGGTGTTGTTTTGTCATATTGCCAGTCATCGCAGCTTGTAGGGTTTTAACTTTCGTTCCTCCATACTCTTTTTTTGCGGTGCTCATGACTTCTGACTTACCCTCTGCTCGTGCTTGTTCCGCAGTAGCGGCTGTCGCCTTTAAAGCATCATTATAGTCGTTTACTGCTTGTTCGGCTTTTTGCATGTCTGTTACTGCATCGTTGCCTATTTTTTCCATTTTTTCTTCGATTGTATCCATAGGTACAATAGTTTTAATTATACTTAAGGCTAACAATCCAAATGCAGCAATAGCAGCTCCAGCGCTTTTATTAAGTATAGCTGCCAAGCCTTCAAAGGCGGGCAAGAAAAACTGAGTAACATCTTTGATAATATCACCAAGAGTTTTTCCGAGTTTTATAAAGGGATTAGTTGCAGCTTCTACATCTCCAAAGTTTTTATTTAACTGTCTTTGGGTTTCAATTAAAACTGCTTGGCTACGTTGAAAAGAGTTTAACTCATTTCTATTTTTACCAATAGCTTGAGCATACCGATTAGTGGCTTCTTCCAGACGCAGAGTAATACCCAATTCATCTAAGAGTTCGGGTTCTGCTTTTGAAGCACCTCGTACTAATCTATCGAAAGAATCTTGAAAGTCTCTACCTAGGGCGGTTGATGCTTTTCGTGCGCCCTCAGCTAGAGCCTCTAATTGAGAGGGGGAGAAGCCTTTTGCAAGGCCTATAGCTGCTGCTTGTCCAGCTTCTTGAAATCCTAACATACCATCAGAAGCCTCACGAAGCCTTTGAGTAATACTACCTAATGCTATACCAGTATTTTGTGCGAAAGCAATTTGAGAAGCTTCAAGATTTTTTACGTCAGCCGCTCTTTTAAAGAATTGAAACGCAGCACTTAATGCAAAAACATTAGAAGCAAGAATAGCATAAGCAGGAACTAACCCTCCGGTCATTCCCTGTTGCATCTTTGAGAAATTCTTAGTAGTATTGGCAGACTGTCTGGATAAGCCTTTTAAATTTCTATCCGCTGTTTTGGCAGATTTTCCAGTTTGTTCAGTAGCAGAACCAACCTTATCAATAGCGTCTGCCGCACCTTTCGATTTTTTCTGAACTAAAGAAAGACTACCATCGTCATCTACCTTAATTTTAACCTTAATTTCGTTTGACGCCACTACTTTTTCTCTTTAGTTTTTCGTGCTCTCGTTTAATGTATTCTTGTGATTTCTCTATTGCTCGAGAGTCCAGCCAGTTAAGTAGCTGTAAGAAAAACTCTTTATCACTAATATCATATAAGTCGATATAGTGATGTAAATTTGTATAATCCTTTCCCATATAGCCAATTTCGGGATACGCTCTATCTCCTAATTGATTAAACGTATTTACTGCATCAATAACAATTTCTGGCATATCATCCCAACTTGGAGGGATATCATCTTCAATTATTTCAAGACCCATTTGTTCTTGCATCTCAAAATAACGATCCGGCGTCATTCCAGAGTCAAGATTTTTGTGTAGTTCCTCCAGTCTTTTTATGCACTTCTCTCTTTGGTTCGCTACGAAAATTATCTAGGTCAAAGACTACCTCGTTGAGCCATGTATCAAATTCGTTAGAGTCAGTTACTAAAACCTCAGAATTTTCTGTACTGTAAGGTACTTCTTTTTCTAAGTCTTGTCCAGATGTGTCAACTAATAAAAGGGTCTCTAAGTGTTTTAGAGTTAGTCCTTTCCAATTCTTGACACTTTTCTTTGCAAAAAGTTCAACAAACTTTTCTTCATCTAAAACATCTTCAATTTGTCTAGATTTTCTGTTAAATTTTGATGTTGTGCATCTTTTTCTTATTCCTGTTAACTCTTTTCGAGAAAGATTAACAACTTCTACCTCAAAACCTTCAAGTCCAGGAAACTCCATCCAGGCAGATTTACTATCTACCACTAATTTTTTTAACTCCATATTACTGCTATCTCCTACGTGGTTGTATAAGTTATAACGCTCGAAAGCGCTGTTGGATTCTGTATCATTCTCCAGTCATATTCTTCTGTAAAAACATCACCAGTTTTTATTCTGTTCGTAAATGAACAATTTGCTAAATTAAAATCTATACCATAAAAAGTCCCTGTTGTAGTACCTACTTTTATACGTATACTAGTATCAGTATTCCAAGTTAGCATACTTGAGGAATTTTCTTCTAATAATAATTCTATTGAGCCTCCTAGAATCTTTTTTCCAATAACGAATGAAGAAGGATACATGGAATTAGCAGCGCTTGTTGCATCAACTGCTCCATTTACTGTTACATACTTATTCCATTCAAATTCATTCTGCAACTCAATAGATAGCGATAGAGGAGAAACATTAGTAGTTCCTATAGTCAAAGCCGCAAACTTTGACAACATGTAAGTACTTGTAGTAATACCAGTATTTTGTAAGGTACCTGGTATACTGCCAGTATGGCGTGAAAGTTTTGATGCTTCGCCTTCTATTGCTAATCTTAGAGGTCTTGATCCCTCGATCTCGAACGTCCCTGATAGAATTGCGCAAGTTTCTAGCTTAAAGTCATCATACTTTGTAGAAATGTATAAATCAAATGTTGCAACATCAAGAAGCCTATCAAATATAATTTTATTTGTTGGTTCTTGTAATATCGGAGTGTTAAGGCTAAAATTAACAGGATTAGCCGTATTAACTACCGATCCTTCAAAATAGTCTTCACTATGCAATGTTTTTACATCATAACTATTTTCTTTAAACGTTTGGCTGAACTCTATCTCACTTATATCAATTCTATACTTAAGACTGTTGTGTACAACATATACTTGAACCTGATCTTTTTTAAAGATAAAATTTGCCATTTTAATCCGTTATATGATAAGGGGCTCAAAAGAGCCCCTCTCTTTACCCTATATATTATATTTCAAAACACCAACAATGTCAAGAATTATTTTTAAGGGGTTATACACCAATGTACTTGAGTGTTACTTCATCACCTTCACTAACACCTGTACCCAGACCGTGGAAGTTAGTCTCCAGTGAGATTACATCCTCTACAGAGTGGCTTGGAATTTCTAAGTGCGCAGTAGGCATCGAAATTTCAAAACGAGGCTTTGTAGTATCCGTTCCACCAACTTGCAATGTAATTGCAAATTTGTTAATAACAGTATTAACGTCTGATACTAAGTCTGCGAACAAGTCCCGACTTCGGTTAGTAGCAGCATCTGAACTTGCTAAATAACAAGTTGCACTTCCTGTTACAGTTCGTGTTCCGGTAATGTGCTCAATTGGTTGGTTAACCTTACCAAGTTCTTCTGGTGTTAAATAAGAAATATTATTACTAATAGTAACATTTCCTCCTGTTAGTGCTACCGAGTAACTAGTCTCATAAGTATCTGAAGCTCCTGCAGCATTTGTAAATGTTGTAGAGCTTTGGAAAGTACTTTCTGGAGCAAGAGTCAGCTGAGTTAGTCGGTTACGAATAAAGTTTCCGGTATCCGTTGTACCTTCATCAATTGCTGCCCACCAGTTATCCCCCGCAGTTTTGTTAATATAGAATCGGTCACTATCGTTAGTGTCAATCCATATTGCTCCAACTCCATGAGAACCTGTTACAGGAGAAGTAGCATCTGCATGATACTTACCTGCTCCAATAGTATTGGCATCAGTAGTATCTTCTTGTACTTCTTTAATTTGACCTGCCATTCCTGACCAATTAACAGTTGCAATACCATCAATATCAAAGTCAATTGAAGCTTCATTTACAACCGCATTTTCTAACTTATAAAGTAATCGTCCATCAGTTCTATCACTAAATACAAAATATAAATTAAATGTACCTAAAGATGCACGGCTAGAGTCATAAAAGTTAATATCTAAGTCTGTCGTATCGGCTGCTGCACTTGTTGAAGTTACTGTAAGAGTTACATTATCATCAGTAGTATTACCACCTAAAGACGCACCAGTAAGTGTTATTACATCTCCAGTAACCCAACCAATTCCTCTTTCTGAAATAGTTGCAGTAACATCCATATCATGAGTACCACTTCCACTTCCATCAGAAGTTAAAGTTACCGTTATAACAGCATTAGCACCATTAGTACTATTAGTGCTTGCACCTGTTGTACTGCCACCTAAAGTACTGTTACTTACTGTAAATGTATATGAATCTGCCGCACCTCCGTTATCTTCTAAAAGACCTCCTAAAGTGAAATCGCTAATTGCACCACCTGCCGCGGGGGATGCCCAACGCCCAGTAGTTGCGGTATAAGTATTTTTACCTGCCATTGCTACCCACAGGGCTTCTTCAACAGCGTGATGAGTATTTGCAGTACTATCTGCTATACCTTTCTTTGAGCCACCAGCGGCTGCATTAGCGCCTGCGGCACCACCATCTAGGCTACCTGAAACTCCTGCCGACTTAAAAGGTCGAATATAAGTACTAAAAGACCATTCTGCCGCGGATAGAGAGTCGGTAAACATTTTACGACCTCTACGTGATTTACCCGTAGAGTCCTCCATTTCGTTTAACGTTATTTCTGAGGCATTCGTTGCCTGAGAGAAGCTAAATCCATCAAGCACAGGAACAGACCAGAGATATCCGTCTTTTTCCATGTAGAGGCGCGAGTCTCTACTAAAATGTAAATATTCTGCCATAGTTTAATCTCCTATGAACCTGAAAAGACTGGTCGTGAATATTTATTCGTGCCAGAATTTTCTAATAACGAACCTCTACTAGCATTTCGCCTACTCCTAAAGGCTCGAGTACACCTTCGTCAGTTGTTATGCTTACGACTGTGATTTGTTGCGTATAATGAACATTATTTGCTTTATCAGTATACGTTAGTCGAGAATTATCCTCAACGACTGTTTCTACATCTTCCATTAGTTCGTTCAAAGCTTCCTGAGCATCTTCTGATTGAACATAACATCTAATGGTAATGGTTAAAAATCTATCCCTGACTCCTGCAGCTCTATAATCTCTTGTTTCTGCACCTGCATTTAAATGAATAGCTGGAAAATCTTGTACTTCATCCCAGAATTTTAGTCTTGGAAGAACATTATCACCAACATCGGTTAAAAAAGCTCCTTGTCCGTCAATAGTCTTTAATTTATCTACAAGAGCAGAAACAATATTTGAGCGCTTCGAGGCATATGTTCTTGAAGTCATTAAACTCTCCTAGTAAATAGTCTTCCTAAAAACATTTGTGCGGCAATCTCTCTAATTGACCCATCAATAATTTTTCTTGGATCTCGGCTTGAATCAGCAAATCTAGTACCACTTGTTGTTTCATAAACCTGATATGGATCTCTCTCATACGTGTATCCTACACTTGGAAATCCTTGAGGAGTTTTAGTAACCTCTACTACTCGTGTACTATCTGCGAATCTTCCTGTTCTATAATTTAATCTAGGATCCCCCATATTTTTTGCTACAACTTCTGGTAATCTTGCATTTAATAAACCTAATAACGTAGTTAAATCTGCGTGATTAGATTTTGCCTTTATTCCTTTATGTCTTCTAGTTTTTGCCTTCTTTCTAGACTTCTTTACTTTTGTCTTTTTACCTATTCTATCATTTTCTGCGGAGGAGGCTTTTCTTTCTGAAATTCTTTTATCACCTCTTGTTAAAGTTGCTCCACGTATATTATCTATAAGAGTGTCAATTACTACATATTCGGATTGATCCTCCGCATTTTCTCTTATACTTTTTGAACCGCTTCTCTCAGCTATAGGTATTTTGTCCAAATAAGCTCTAACTGATTCTTCAAATGGCTTTTTTAAGTTTTTCCAATCATAGGGTTCTGCTCCTACCTTATTTACGGAACGAGGACCTAACCGCATTCCTACAGACTGCCCTTCTTTTAAACTAACCTTAGCACCTTTAGCTTTAGTTCCTGTAGTTTCCCAAACTGCTTCTATGTGCTCATAGATTTCCATTATATCTTTTGCTTCTTCCGAAGTTGAAAATCCACCAAAATCTTTTGTTAACTCTAAAAACTTCATTGCTGCTGACATTTGTGCTGCACCAACAGTTGTTACTCCTTGGTGCGCTCTATGAGACTCTTGCTTAAACATACCTACTTCACTTTGTGATGCAGCTTTTAAATCCATTCCTAGGTCATTCTCAGCTTTCATCCCCCTTAAACTTCTACCACCTTGGGATTTTAAGTATTTATTTAATTCTCTAACTCCGGCATCTTTAGCTGTTCTGTACGCTTTAGCCACATCTCTTCTAGTTCCATAAACAACATGGTCACCTTTCTGGTATCTAATAGGCACCGGCCAGGATCTAGGTAAATCAACATAAGCAAATACAGAGTCAACTGCTGCTCCTCCAAACTCTTTCCACATGGTATCAGGTACTTCGGGCCAGTCAGAGTTTGGTCTATTTGCTTTGACCATTTCATATCCTTCTTTAAAACCCTGTCCTAAGCTCCATGATGTCATTGTTACTTTGGTATAAAACTGATTAAGCCTAGTTCTAACATTTTTTCCTACAAATTTGTTTAAGTTTTCTAAGAACTTCTCTGTATCTTTTGTAGCCATTAAAAATTCTTATATAGGTCTAGTACCCTTTTAATATGATCTGGAAATGCTACATTATTATTCTGAGAAGTGCTTGATTCATTCTGAATACTTGCCCCAGCTAAAGTTCTTCGAGATTTGTGCTCATCTTTCAAGTAGTAAGTAATTAAATCAATTACTGCTAATTCTAAGTCTTTTGGAATAGTGCTCCAACCTGCTGTATAAACTACTTTAACAGCTCCTACACCTGTAGGCCAGTTCTTGTATCCTGCCGAAGTAGTTCTAAAAATACTATCAGTATTGGATTCTAAGTAGTATTCATATGCTCCAGTTGTTAATGTAGTGTAGTCGCCACTATAAGATGTGCGCTCTTGTACACTTGTAATACTATTAATTGGGCTCTCAGTTAATTGTACAATATAAGTTCCCCAATCAATATTAATAAATTCTGTTTTTGCTGATGAATAGTAGTCAACAAAACTATTTCCGCAATAAGTTTTCACTAATTGACTAACGGACGGAATCAATGCGTTGATCCGCAAATCTTCTTTAGGAGTACTTATACCCTCTGCATCTTTATATGTCTGTAAAGTTATTAAATCTGCCATAAGTCAATTATTAAAAACTTGGGGGAGGGGTTGCCTCCCCCTAGTTACTAGAATCACTAGTGTAATTCTAATTAAGGGTATCAGTTTTACTGATACTCTATCCGTACTGCAGGCTCATTGTTTGTTACGCCAGCAACCAACTCGTTAAATCCGAGAGATTGTGCCGCTACAATGGCTGTACGCTGACCAGCTACTTCGTAGTCAGTCTCAATGCTAACACCCTTCAGTCGGGGGATAACATAGTTACGTACATTAACTGCGCAAGCAGCTGTACCTGTGAAGGCTCCGCCTTCTTTTGTACCTTGTGCGAGTGCATCAGTTGCAACTACGGGAGATCCGTATATGCTTCCAACAGCACCGATCAGCTTCATTGCTGTGTCACTACCAACTTCTGACACGTCAGAGAAGGCTGCATCAGCGATGAGGTTGTAATATTGGTCGATACCAACGATGTATGCAACATCATTTGGATTCATACCATACTTGCCCATTTCAGATCGAATTGAAAGCAAGTTTGCGCCTGTGATTGCATCGGAAGTACCAGATGCATCAGGATCAGTTACAAGAGCAGAATCTGCTGCGAGGAAAGATCCAGCACCATCAGTACCAGCTCCACCTACGAGACCTGCAATTGAAGAGTTTCCAATCAGAATTGCAGAATCAATTGCTTTCGCATGTGCACGTGCAAGAGCTGAAGTAATTATTGGCAGAACGCTAATAACAACTTGCTCGTCTGTATCATTTGCGATGAAAGTACCAGAAACTAGTCTGAAAGCTTGCAACAACACGCGGTTAACGTTATAGTTGTTGTCACTTGCACCGGACTCTTCTAAAAGGTTAGCGGTTGTTTCTAAACCAGTGTTATTGAAGTTTGCACTCTCAGTATCAGGGGCAATTGGTAGTACAGTTGCACCAGAAGCTACTTGAATTTCACGGAAGAGAGGAGCAACTTTCTGCTCGAGTCTTACTTCCTCTTCAAATGCCTGAGAAACACTTACGTCGATACCAGCTGAGCTAGTAGCATCATAAGTTACGCCTGCTTTTTCTAGAACACCCTTAGCAAAGGTAGTGTCCCAACCTTTTCGAGTAACTTTTCCAAGTATATGAGCTTGGAGAAACTCCTTGCCAAACTTGGTAACGTCTCCACGTCCGCGATTGTCAAAAACACGCTTGGAATCACGCATCTTCTCAATTTCTTCAGCCTTCTCTTTGAGATCGGCTTCATGCTGCTTAAGGACTTCGTCCATTTTAGCATCTTTCTCAGCCAGCTTAGCTTCAACGTCTTTGACAAGGCGCTCTGCACCTGACTCAACGCCAACCTTTATAGCTGATTGAACTTTTTCTTCTTGTTGAGCTTGAGCTTCTGCATCTGCAGCAGCTTTTTCCTCAACTTCTTTTTGTACAGCCTCATCGGCTGCTTTTTGCTCGGCTTGCTTCATTGCAATTTTAGCAGCAGTTTCCTCAGCT